AGCAAGAAACAAATCAAGATCTGTTCGAAAAGATCCTTCTTGCGATCCTTGCAAATCCTATGACCGACGTGTCCAATATAAATAAAAATGTAGATCTAGCCTTCCTGTACGCAAACAATATCAGAACCAGAGGAAATAATGTATGAAAGTAAAGAGCCTCGCTCTAGCAGTTTCTCTAGCAGTTTCTTCTAACGCATTTGGTTGGTCGATGCCAACCCACAAGCAAATCGTGCAGGATGCGTTTGCGTATATGGGTTCTCCTTACGCAACAGCAGAACAAAAGAGAGCATACGAATACTTCAAGAAAGCTGCTGCTGGTGATGCAGCGAAGGCTGGGGACGCACTAGGTCAGGCATGTTTCGATGTGGATCGGTTCAAAGACGTACATCTAGGCTTTTGGTGGACTGGATACTGGGAAGCGCCAGTCTTTGGTCTCGCTTATGACATTGTCGGATACAACGCATATCACCACTTTGTGACTATGTCTCGTGGAACTGACGCCCACGGAAACCCTCATGGTGGATACAATTATCAGCATCGCACTCCTAATGGGTCGCTCGGCAAGGGAGAGTTTTTTGACATCGACAAACTCGCTGCAGTTTATCTCTGGAACCAGGAACTAAAGAAGTCTGACTTCGATACAACAGAAGCCAACTATCGCCAAGGTTCTTATTCTACATACGATCAATACAAAGATTTCCAGACCATTCCTTGGCAGCCATCTTCTAACGCAGGAAAACATTGGTTCGGACAATTTCTTAAACAACCAACATTTCAGACAGTTGGATACTCGCTACACTTCGCAACAGATGCCGCCCAGCCACACCACACGAACTCAACTTCTGCAAACCATCACGCAGGATGGGAAGGATGGGTCGAGGACAATTACTATACACAGAAGTTTGCCGATTACAATAAAGTTCAGATGGCTCTATCAAAGTACAATCCTAGGGATACAATTCCAAATCTGATCCATACTGTTGCCAATCAAGCATATGCAAGACCAGAGCCTCTTTACTCGACCGATTTCGAAACTCGTAATCGTGTTGCAAAGGAACTCATCCCAGAAGCGATGGCTGTAACTATCGCCATCCTAACTAAATCAGTAAACTGCCTTAACAACGAATGTGGATTAAAATGAGCAAACCAGGAATCAGTTTTAGAGAATTCAAGTCATATGGTCCACACGACCTAGAAGACATAATTCTAGAGGCGGCAAGAAAAAGCGCAGAAGACAAATTCAAACCAAAGGATCCCAAAGTTGGTGGTGCAGCTGCCAACGACCACGGGATGAGAGCAAAAGACCATGGTCAAACAGCAGCAGGATTGGAACATGCAGCTAAACACACTCCTTCGTTTGAACAACATGAGATGTTCACCAGAATAGCTCAGGCGCACAGAGAGGCAGAATCTGCTCATCGCGCCGCAGAAACCGCCCACAGCGAATATGAAAACGGAGGAATGGCTGGTTCAGGTCAGCGGAGAAGAGATGCAAAAAGAGCAACAGAAGAAGCAAAAAGAGCAACACAAATAGCACACGAGACCACCTAATGAAACACTTGAACGAATTCTTGATGGAAGCAGAGAATCAAGCAAGAAAACAAAGATACCAGAAGATTGCAAAGATTCTAGACAAAGCTATTCTAAACAAGAAGTTCGACTCCAGAACTTCCAGAGAAATTCAACGCCTGAACGATCTTTGTGTTCTTGCCGCACACCACATCGACGACGCCAACGAATTCGCCATTCAAGCGAAAGCGTTTCCAGGGGATGCTGCTGCGCAAAAAGAAGCCATTGATCTAAGAAACGAAGCTGATAAAATTTGTCTTTTGGCAGACAAAAAGATTGCAAGGATGGCTCCCTCCCTTGCTTCACAGAATGTGCACCTAACGTAATTAGTTTACTTTTGTGGCTGCTTATTGTACTATAAGTTTACAAATACTCTAATCTGTAAACCGAGGTACAATAAGTGAACGCTGCACGCATATTTTTCTTCAAACTCACCTACATCTTCATGTGGCTGGTTCTGGCTTTCTGGCTAGTGATCAATGTCATCCAACAAGTTCGTCTCTGGGATAATGAACCAACCCCAGAAGAAATCTACACATATAACCAACTAATCGAAAACAAAGATTGTGGTTACGAGAAGATCCCAGCTGAACTAAAGGGTGAATAACATGTCATATGAAAGACTAACTTCAGAAGAAATTCGCGAACGCTCTTTTCAACGTGCTGTAGGTTGGTACGAAGGAAAGCGAGTCCACCCTCTGACACAAGAACTTCTGCAAGTTTTGTTTGCATTGATGATCGCGTGGACTCTTTTGTTTTTATGGAATAAACACACTCAGACTTCAAGAATTGAGAAAATGCAAGAAGTGTTTGAAAAGCATCAGATCGATCGCAAACAATTCAGAACCGAGGAACGCCGAAAGGCTTGGGAAGAGAAGTACATTGGGTATAGGCTAAAAGGTCAATGTAATCAATAACTTAGCTTCTTATACGATTTGGTTATATCAAGCCAGAGCTTATTCCAAAACGGTATAAAAAAGGTCTTTACTTTGGTGCCGTATAGGTTATACTTGTGGTATAGAAACTTCCCATTGGGTGATTTGTGAAATATCTGACGCTTGACAATATACAGATGGCACTTGTTGTCGTTGCGTTTGTATACTTGGTCTGCGCTTCTCCTAAATTCAGGAAACTTGTATCATTTTTGTCAAAGATCGTACTCACCTGTTTGATGGCAGTTCTGGGTATAATATATGCTCTGCGTAAAATCATTATCATCTTGTTGATACTTGGTTGGGGTAGAGAATGGATAGAGGAGCATAAAACTGTATCAATTGGTTCTATCAGAGCAGAACAAAGCATCAAGCATCAGAACCAAGTTGTTGCTAGAAAACAACAAGCGTATGTACGAGAATATGCAAAGAGTTCCCCTGTAAATCCTACCTGCGAACAGGAATACTCTGGCAACGAGACACTGATAAACCAATGTAATCACCAGAAGAAGCTTGAGCGATGATAATCAATCACGAAGAAGTCGATCGGATGATAGAAGAATTCGGTCTTGACATATTAAGAGTTCCATACTACAGACCGAAGCTGTCTTTGTTTCTGAGCGAGTTTGAGAGAATTCTCACGAAACATCTATTAAAAGACCCAAACGAGATATTGGAGGAGGCGTTTCTTGAAGCAGCTAACAATCATACTGATTAGTTCTATCCTTTCTGGTTGCTTGTATGTGTACCATATCAAGTATGCTATACAAGGAAACTATGAGATTTCTGGTCTTTGCTTGTTGATGTCTCTTGTTGGAGTATTCACTGCAATGATGTATAGATTTGGAGTGTATAAAGAATGAAAGACTATTATCCAGACAGATGGTTTATTGTCAAAATAAACAGCGAAATATACGACAAGACGTTTTACAAGGTATTTGCTGTGTGGGTTGGTGGGTACGCCCAAGGCGATAGCTGGAGGATGAGTTCCGGGATCAAAGAAGTCATCGACCACGAAACTGGATACGAATTCAAAAACGAGTCAGGATCCAGTTATTTTTGTTCCAAGAACTCTTATGGGACTTCCGCATACGGTCAGGGAATTCTTCGGAGAATTTTTGAAACTGCGGCAGACGCACAGTCGACGATCGAAGTTGTTCCCGAAGATACAAATTTTATGGAGTTGAAATACGAATGAACCGACCAACAGAACGACAGGTGAAGGTGGGAAAGGATATTTCCAATCTTTTGTACGACGCACATTTGACGTATGCTTTGGACGGAGATAACTTTGATGTTGAAGAATATCCAGATCAATACAGAGATTTGATTCTGGAATACGTCAGAGGGGAAATTTGTACCGTCGAGGCTATCTACATCGCAATGGAAAGGTTGAGCTAATATGAGCAAGAAAACTCTACTCAAGCGGATCTTTATTGAGAACCAGAAAGCAGACAAATGGATCGACACAGTCCCACCGCAAATCAATTCTGTGTTCTTCGATAATCCTTACACTGAATCTCATCAAAAAATGGTCGATCTATGTGTAAATCACATCTTTCAAGATCAAGAACAAGAATGGGCATACTGGTTCTTGTATGATTGGGGAAATAACCATTCTCTAGCTCTTAAGATTGGTGGCAAAGAGTATACATTCGATAACGCAGATAGACTGCTAGACTTTTTGTTCTCACAACAATTGATTGAGGGATAATTAAGAATGACACGTGATGAAATAAAATACTTGCTAGAAAAAGTTGGGTTTGGGTTTTCCAAACACATAGGTACGACTTATCCAGCAGGTGAACTTGAGAATATTCTTTATCGTTTTGCCGCCCTTGTCGCAGCGCATGAGCGGGAGGTGTGTGCAGAACTAATGGAGCAACAGCATACATGGATTAGCAATGTAGCTGCATCAGCCGCAATCCGCGCAAGGGGGCAAGAATGACTCACACACCTGGTCCGTGGTTTGCGCAAGATTTTTCAGCCCTTAACGAAGGTGATGTTGAGGCGTCCGATTTTACAGTCTCATGCACGACGCCAGACCATATTACAGTTGCGATTATGGGGAAGGGGTTACGCAACAAAAAAGATGAATGGGAGGCTAACGCTTTGTTAATTGCAGCCGCACCTGAGTTGCTGGAGGCGTTGGAAAGCATGGTTGAAATGGTAGAAATGAATGGGTTTGGAAAGGCTTACGCAATGGATATATCACGCGCCGCAATCGCCAAGGCAAGGAAGTAGTCATGAAAACTTGGGAAATCCTCGTCCTGGCAGAGAAGGCAGGAATTGGAACTGTTTTGCCAGCGCCAGACGGGCAAGTCGAGGCTCTTGTAGGATTTGCAAGGCTTATACGAGCCAAAGAGCGTGAGGCTTGCGAAAATGTTATCAAAGAGATCCATCGGATGGAGGGAAAGCCTGTTCCTTGTTGCGTGATTCCAGAGACAGACTGGTCTGGTAAATGCTTCAAATGTCGCAAGCAATTATTTGAGAGGGGAGAAGATGATTAACAGAAAATTTAATTTCATCAAGAACGTGATGTGGAAACTTCCACATTATACACCAAACGCATTCACATATAATAGTGGATATAGACGCAAGACGAAGAACGGGAAATACATAGCAGTCCCTTTTCGTGCGCCGTTCAAATGCGGTTGCAATAATCGCTGGTCGAATCTTGAAGCTAATGTGTTGGCACCAAGAAGAATTTTGGAGTAATTTAATATGGCAGTAATCGTAGTCACAGATTCTTTTGATGTGGAATCTGCAAAAACAATCACAAAGAAAGCACTAGAAAAAGAAGCTAATGGGCTTGTTCATTGCATCCTACAAGAGGTTGCCGACACTGCATCTAGAGGATACTTCTACTGCGAAACGCTTCCGTTCAGAGGTCAGTTCTTGACGATGGCAGAGAAAGAGTTGAAACGGCGTGGGTTTGATGTGAAGGCAGTCTACCCAGAGAAAGAAGGTGATATGTGTAGGCTGAAAGTATGGTGGGGCGATAAATGACAAAAATAAAAGTCACCAACGTGATTAAGTGTCCGTTGCTAAGCGAAGAAGGTCTTTGCACTGTATACGAAACCAGATTTAGTTGCTGTAGGAATTTTCCAAACAAAAACGAAGGAATGTTCTGTAGCGATAAGAAATGTGTATTTGACGCAAACGGAAATATCGACTGCATGAACTGCAAGGATAAATGCTGTAATTATCTGGCTATGGACGTATTTGATACCAAATTGCTGGATATGTCCTGCGAGGAATGCAAGGAAACATACTGCTCTTAGCGAAGAATTTTGTGTTGATAAATATTTGAAACAATTTCTTCAATACGAGAGAACTAATTGCATGTTGACATTCAGAGAATTCTTTTATCTTTGCGAGGCTATGAACACCCAGACAGGATACGAAGTCGGGATCAAGTCTGCTTGGAATCACTTCACGGAAACAGGGCATCTTAGGAATGTCATGCAACACTACGGGAACGAAAAGGGCTCTGAAATCGTCCGAACAAACATGCACAACGAGATAGAAAAGGCAAAGAAAGACAAGAACCATCCATTGCATTTCAACAACGCACACCCAGATATGTTTGGAAAAGGATCAAAAGGAAAGACAAAAGCAGACACGGACGATTATTATGCTGAAATGCATAGAGCAGTCGATTCTATCCACGGAATGGTCTCTCAGTCTACTCATCTTCATGACGCTGTCAACAACGGTCACATATTAGCCTCTCTAGGAAAAGCCAAAGGGAAGCTATCTGACATCTGGAAGAAACACGGAGCAAAAGATAGCACATCAAAGGCAGACATAGCTTTGGTCGACAAGAAACACGTCGATGAAAAGGGAAATCTAAGCCCAAAAGCAGAGGGTGCTGGTATAAACGTGTCTCTGAAAAAAGGAGAGGGCGCTCAACTTGGTGCATCTTCTATCAATGAAGTGAGCGCAATACATGAGCATGCGCTCAACAAGATGTTAGAAACAGAGCCAGAATATGCAGGGCTTTCAGAAAAGAAAAAAGAAGCTCATAGACAAGACCTTCTGGCAAAACTAGAGGAAGCCAAAAAGCACTCTAAAGAACTGAGCCAGATGGACTACCTAGAGAAAGACAGCAAAGAAACAACAACACCTGCTCGGAAGAAAACCATCGATGCAGTTAATGCAAAGTTCGAGGAGAAACGGAACAAAATAGCGGAAATCTTTAGCTCAATCCATGATGCGCATCCTAAACTAAAGAATCATGTGATAATGGAGAGCGTGACTGGCAGAGGAAAATTCGGAGAAAAATCTGTCAGCACAGCAAACTTTATGATGGAAACTCCAACATTTGATGCAAACAACAAAATGATTTCTCCCACGAAAATACGACACCACTCAGAACTGACACCACACGATGGTTGTAGGCTAGAAGTTTCCCACAAAACCGATAGTTCGGACGAGACGACCCGCATCAAGGGACAGACCTACTTCAAAAGGAAGCCTCGAGCCGATGCCGCTGTGGTAAGGATCCGCCCAGCGAAGGGCGGCGACTACTTCAGGTGAACGTAAGTCATTGATTTTACTAGGGTTCCTAAAATTTCACTTAGAGAACCTTTTCTTTCTAAATCAATAACTTAGCAAAATCGAGCCTTCTACTTTCCCTCTCAGCCCAGCCTTCCCGCCGAGAACCCCTTAGAACCAAAAGTTTTAAGGGGTTCTTCTTTATTCTAAATCGGTATAAGAAACAGCTTTACTTCCCCGCAGAGTGTAGTATACTTCTTCTTATAAAGTGAAGCGAAGGAGAAACGAATATGAACGTGTACCAAAATATGAATGCCTACGACCTAAAAGAAATGTCTAACTGGAAGGTAGAACGCTCCGCTGATGGATACTACACTGCGGTTTGCAAACTTGAGTGGGCTGGTCGGTTCGTGTACTTCGGCGCAAAGAGCAAGAAAGTCTTTCTCAAGAAAGTAAGCAAGTACGTCAACCACCAGATCCGAAACCAAGAGACAGTAGCGTACTGCACTCGTGAGTCTGATGCCAACGGCGAACTGATATTCAAGACCCAGCCAGAACTGTCAACTCAAATTCTTGACTGGAATGTATAAGGAGAATTGAAATGAAAGCTGCAAAGAAAGTAACGAAAGCTCAAGAAATGAAGCGCATGGCTATTGCAAACAAGCGCAAACTGAATAAAGAATTCATCGAAAAGACTGCTCCTGCGATTCTTGAGAGCATTGAGGCTCTTGCCGCTGCAGGTAAGACCGAATTCAGAAAGACGTTTCCTTGCCGTAGCGATAAGACCGAAGAACTTCTTGTCGCTCTGATGAAGTATCTTAACAAACAGGGGTTTGTTGCTGGGCTGAGGGATCCAAATCATAATGGATCTAATCAGTTTCCTGATCCAACCACTCGCCTTATGCTTTACGTTAAGTGGTGAGAATATGAAAACATTACAAGACTTGGTTCATCGAATGGCTTATGTCATATACTGCCACGAAATGGGCGGTATGTGGAATTATCAAGATAGGTGCTATCAGATAGCATTGACTTATTTCTGGACTGTCGGCGAGAAAGTTGCAGACAAGGAAATAGAGGCGCTTGTTACAGTTGCAACGGCAATGTCAAGAGGCGAAGAATCCGAAACATTCGGAAGACTGGATTTTCAAAATTATAGGTTTGAATGATATGATAGCAGTGAACCAAGAAAAACTGCAAGAACAAATTGATTACATCATGGACTACTTTGATTTCGATAAAGTTCGTGAAGCAATGTTGACGCTGGACTGGAAATGGGGTCTAGGAGAAATGGCTGAGGTGCCAGAGATTCCTAGAATGCGCGAGACTGCACGAAAACTTCTCAAGAACGCAATCAGCTGTGCTGAAAAAGAAGAAGTCACCTATCACGCAGAGACTGGTGGATTTCGTGCGACTTGCGTTATTGAAGAAGGCAAACCATACTTGAGCCTTGATTTTATTCTTACAAGCTGGAGTAATTACGAATAATTCTCAGCGAATATATACATTCAGGTTGGTGTTGAACCTGCGAATAAAATCACCACTACACACAAACACACAATCGAGGTACACAAATGAGCAATAAAAATGCGTTCGAAATTCGTCTAGAAATTCTCAAGATGGCAAAGGAACTTGCTATGGACGAATACTTTGCCAAGAGAGATACTTATTATCAGGATTGGCAACTCCAAGTAGATCTGATAAAAGACTCTTCTATAAAGGGAAATAAGGAAGCTGACCTTCCCAAATGTCCATCCATAAAACCCCCAACGACAGAAGAAATTCTCCGAAAGAGCGAAGAACTCTATAGGTTCGTTTCTAACTGATTGTCATTGAGGCAAAGGACTGCCTCTCTTCGGAGAATATTATGCCCGATAATCTAAATTGGATCAGAATGTGGGTCGATCCACCACAGGGTTGGAAGTACGGATTTCCGAAAGTATATGATGTGCTTAAAGACGGCACAGATGTGTATGAATGGATCATCAAAGAAGGTTATCCACGCAAAATTGCAGAGTCGTATGGAAATTATTTCAACTATCGTATGTGGGAAGTGCAAGATTAGCATATGAAAGTAAGACAAGTAAACCTCGATTCACGCAGCAGAGTCAAGATTCTCTGTCACTATTGCGAAGAAATGCATCACGAACTAGAAACCTACGCTATAGTTGACCAGAAGTTCAAATATATTTGTGTTGAATGTGTATCGCATAAAATGTCTATGGGGCAGAACATTGAAATAATTAGGGAGGTATGATTCATAATGTTGTTTTATTACTTCCGAAAATTCATGCTCTGGGTAGGATACAGGCGAGTTCTGTATCTTCCTAGCGACAAAGGTCTTAGAATGGGGGACTTCTGGAAATGGGAGTTTGCTCCTGACATTGCTCCAAAGGACTATAACGAACACACGTACTTTGTTGAGATTCGACGTAAGAACGTAACTTTGTAAGGAGAAGAATCTGCAATGCGATATAAATTGGTCGCCAGGCAGAATTGAATCTACAAGCAGTGTTTCTTAGCTTGTCTCGATCTTTCCACTATGTGTAGTTCGTACTTTACCAAGAAAATAATTGTCCGAACAAATTCTATAAACATTTTCATAAACTCAATCCTTTTGCGCCTTATTTATCAGAATGACTCCAGAATCTATCGTAAAAACCCTTGAGGTCGTTGCAGACGATATTGCGATTCCTGTCAGCAATGCCAGGATCGCAGCTGCAATTGTTTATCGAGGAGAGATTATTTCTATTGGAGTGAATAGTCTCAAGTCAGATCCGCTACAAGCCAGGTTCTCGAAAAACGAACACGCCATATTCCTACACGCAGAAATCGCAGCCATCAAGAAGGCTCTAAAACGCCTCTCCAGCGTCGAAATGAAAAAAGCCGAACTGTATATAGTTCGGCGCAAAAAACTTAATGGCGAGGCTTGCAACGGTCTTGCCAAGCCATGTCAAGGGTGTCAGAGAGCAATCGAAACATACGAAATCGGGAAAGTCATCTACACGTCATGAATCCAACGCTTCCTTGAAACACTTTAAGAATTTGATTGGCTCTGCTTGCATCAGTTCGTGACCAGAGTGTTCGAATTTATAAACTTTGGATTCTGGCTTTATTTCGTTTATACACTTTAATTGCCAGTCACAATCGAAAACTCTGTTCTTCTTTCCAACAAAGAATATCATAGGCTTAGTTATAGAAGAGACTATATCTTGGAAGTCAGATTTTACCCTGTATGAACTACCTATTATGAACTGACTTCTCCAAGTAGAGTACAATCTAGTTGCTACCATAAAAGCATTATCAACTATCCAAGAAGGGAACTTAGTTACCAAATCAAACCTTCCACCCTTAACAACAGATTCAACTGCAACAAGATGGTGAGCTCTTTTCGCTCTCTTTATAATTTCTTTATTTGTATCTGAGAGAGACTTTCTTTTGTAGTATTCTGGGTTTTTTCTTATTTCTTCAGCTATGTAATTAGCACAATCCCAAAACTCTTCGCTGTTTGAAGTGAATACATTTGACTCAGGAAATCCTGGAACTTGTATTCTTATAGAATGGTCAACAACAATGTATTTTTCTACCCATTCGTCTCCAAATTTTTGCTTCATTGTCCAAGCTATTGCGTTTCCCATAGATATTGCAGCAACTATAGCTTTCTCTCCATTTTTCCAATCAAGAATATTAGAAGCAAGTATGCTCAAATCTCTGGCACAATCCTCGTGTCCAGTATATGATGTAACGTTATTGTTTTCAGATAATCCGTGCCCCCTTACCTCAAGAGTTATGAATGTATATTTGTTTCTAAGAAGTAGTGCGAATGGAACCCAAGTTAATCTGTCAGTAAGAAGACCGTGTACGAGAAAAACTTTCTTTTTCCCATTTCCTATTATAGAGTAATGTATTTCGCTTCCGTCGAAAGAATTGAAACTTTTGTTGCGTATCATAAACCCCCCCTAATCGTTTATTGAATTCCAAAACTCTTTTAGGAATTTTATTGGTTCGTTCAACTGTAGGTCGTGACCAGACTTTTTGAATTTCACTATTACAGAATCTCTCTTGGAAGAAAGAATTCTTTCTATGTTCCTTTCGTTGTTGAAAAAATGGTTATTCATTCCAAGGAAAAAATGGGTCTCAGTGTTTTGCATGTTCTTTAGGTATTCTGAATAGTCTTCTTCTTTAGAGAAGAAGGCAGAAGCCAATTTGAAGTATGTGTTAAATTTATATTCTGTAAACGAGGCAGTCTTCATAATCAATATTCTTGCTTTACTTGGAATCTTGTTAAGTAAAGGGAATCTAGTTCTGAGACCTTTAGATCCAACTATAAAGATCAACTCTAGGGATTGTTCGGATATTTCTTTACAGGAAAGAGGAAGTTCTGAGAACGCATTAGCCTCTTGAAATATCTGTAACATATTTTGTTTTTGTATCTTTTCGACGTTCGATTCTATAATCTTGCTGTAAACCGTCCCAAGATTTTTTAAGTGATTATCTTTGTCTTTTTGTGTTACTATTGGAGGCTCTATAAAAATAGCTTTGTTTATCTTGCTAAAATTGAAGTATTCTGAGGATTTCAATAAGTTTGTTGCTCCAAGAGAAAGAGAAACAACTATGTTATTGTTAGAATCGCACTCTCTTTCAAATAATTCTGCTAGGTCTTTTGCATGGAGATCTAGAATATCGTCTTCTATTTTCGAGTTGTCTTCAGAAAATCCGTGACCTCTTATATCAACTAGAACGCATTCGTGGCTCATTAGAAATGGGATCGAGAATGGAACCCACATTATTCTGTTCGAGAAAAGACCTCCGACAAAAAATATTTTACCCTTTTTGTTGATTCCTACTTTCGTGTATCTTATTTTACTTCCATCACAAGAAGAGAATTCACTATTACATAACATGGCAAACCTTCCAAAAATAATAAATCACACATATTATTTAACCAGAAACAAAAAAGGAGCCTTTCGGCTCCTTTTTATCTAACCAACTCTACCGATTAGGCAGAACCAGCTAGGTTGCGAACGAACATCTTACGGTAGTAGACGTTTGCGTTTGCGTTTAGTGCACCAGCGCCCTTGACAGTACCTTCAGCGAAGGGGTTGGCAACCATTCCGTAGCGGGTTTTGAAGCCCATCTTAGGCTGGAAGCTGTTGGTGTCTACAGTCTTGAACATCTGGAGTGGGATGTAAGGAGCGTAGAACATACCAGCGTCATAAGCGTTAGAACCCTTATAGCCAACAACGATGAAGTTCTCACCGATGTGGTAGGGGTCAACATACACTTTGTAGCGACCGTTTAGAACACCAGCATAGGTGTTGCCAGCAGGGTCAACATCAAGAGCCATTCCACCTTGGATGCCACGACCAGTGTCAAGTAGACCAGCCATTGCAAGAGCAGAAGCAACGTCAGAAGAGCAGAGGATTACGTTGCCCTTGCCACGACGAGTTTCTTTTGCGATCTGGTTAGCTTCGCGCTCGATTTGGAACATTAGACCCTTGAACTTCTCAACAGCCCAACGACCGTTAGAGTCAGTGTTAAGGTCGAAGATACCACCAGCGCCGTTCACACCACCCCAACCAGGAGAGGTAGAACCAGTTGCAACTAGGTCAGTGTTTTGGGCACCAACTTTAGCAACCTTGGCAAGAGTGCGGATCACTTCACGGTTGATTTCAGCAAGGATTTCGCTAGAAAGAATGGCAGCAAGTTCGGTTTCAGCGTCAAGACCGTGGATTTGCTTGAGGTCTTGAGTTAGTTCTACCGAGTACTGAGCGCGAAGGGCGCGAGTCTTGGCAGTAACAGAAACTTTCTCGATCTCGAAGCCCATGTCTTGGAAGTCATCGCTAGAACCACCAGCGTTTAGCTGTTCAGCTTTAGCAGTAGCCATACCTTGACCGTAGGTGCCGTCGAAGATAGAAAGACCTTGAGCATCAGCTGGAGTGTCACCAGTGTACTGGCTGTTTGGCTCATTGTAGAACGCATCAGCGCCGAGAGCACCGTTTGCAATGTACTTGGGGCGCATTGCGAAAATTAGACCAGTAGGACCAGTCATAGGTTGAACGCCGCAGAGATCATAAGCGATCAGCTTGGGCATAGAACGACGAACGAGAGAGATCATCACTGGATCGTACTTGGCAACATTGCCAGTTACGTTGATAGGATTATCTTCGTTCAGGGCTTCGCGCTGCGATGCTTGAGCAACTTCTTGGTTCTCAAGAAGACGAGCAGTAACAGCTTTACGGTATGAATCCTCAATAGCTGGAACTGCTTCGCTTTCGAGAAGCGGTTTCCACTTATTGATTAGTTCAGAGTTTGTGAACATATTTTCGTTCTCCTTCAGTTTTTGAAAAAAATCTAGGTTTTGTTACCTAATTTATATTTAGTATCAAGTAAAATTATTTCTTGCTGAACGATTCCATTTTCCCGAGTACAGACAGGTACTTGTCCATCACTGGAGCAACTTTCTGTACTGGAGCAGATTCTACGATTGGAGTGTCTTCTACAATCATCGAACTAGCTGCTTTGCGAGTTGGGAAGAAGTTCTCTTTCAGAGTCTTCAATTTCGCCGCGAAACCTTCTGGTTGGAACTCGACACCCTCGGAAAGTTCACGGATCTTCTCAGCTTCAACTTCACTCAGGTCTCTAACAAACGATTCAACTTGAAGTTTTTTGTTCAGTTGCTTCACTTGTTCAGCAAGTTGACGCTGAGCCTCGATAGATTCGTTCAATTCAGCTTCTAGACTTTCCGCACGCTGCACTTCGCTTTCGTACAGATCAGCCTTTTCTTCGGGAAGCTGGACGTAATGTTCTTCTAGTAGGTCTTTCAGGCGAGCCATGAAAGATTCTGCAACGTTGTTACGAGCAGCAGATTCTACAGCCAGTTTGTTCTGCTTGACCCACTCTTCGACGACATAGTCAAGATATTTTTCGACTTGCTCATCAAGTTTCTCTTTATAAGAAGCAACTTCGGTTTCATACTGCTCTTGGAGTTGCTCTTGAATCGACTCAATGTGACCTTTTGCAGCAGCATTGACAGCCGCTTCGAAGATTGTGGTTGCCTGAGTCTTGAACTCGTCGGTGAGACCTTCGGACTCAAGCAGACCACCAAGTTGGTCGGAGAGTTGGAATTGGAAAGATTCTGTTGTAGGAAGAATGTCCTTAGGAAGATTTGGTTTTGCTACCTTACCAGCCCTTCCTGTTATTTTTCTTCCTGCTCTTAATGGATCTATATTAAGATGCGCTCGGTGGTATTTTTTCTCATCGGGCGTCATGCCAGCAGTGAGACCTACTTTGTCCTCCTTTCTAGCTTCTTTCAAATCGTCCTTTTCGTCTTCATCTTTTTCTTCGGACTCATCCTTTTCGTCTTCTTCGTCTTCATCTTTGTCTTCATCTTTGGCTTCAACAAAGAGATCTCCAAACTGCTCTACGAAGAAATTGATGGCTTCTTCTTCATCATATTCATTGATGCCGTTCTCTTCAAGAACTGCTTCGTATTCAGCGATGAAGTTAGAGTAGAATTCTTCTACAGAAGCTTTGTCAATTCTCAAAGCACTCTTAATTCCACTCTTAATCTTGCCCAACATACCAGAAGGCTTGTGTGATTGCGGAACATCTTTCTTTGCTTTTTGTGGTAGTTTTGGGTAATGAGTAACAGTTCCACCACCATGATCTTTATGGGGTACACCAACTTCAGGCTTTTTCCCAGGAGGGGTTGTAGGTTTATGAACTGTTCCTACTGCTGCGCTAGTGTGCATACCATTCGAACCAGTAACACCTTTCTCATTCAAACTAGCTTCACCAAGATCTTTCTTGGTCATGTCAGAAACAACAGTCTTTGGCTTGCCGTCAAATTCGCCTTGGTCACCATGGACGTCAGAAACAGAAACACCAGCGTTTTCTGCATTTGGTTCGTGTATTTGATTGCCATCGTGAGAAGGCATTGTTCTGCCTTTGACAGAAGCACGACCAGCGTCAGCAGAACCTGGCTCAGAAGCCTGTTTGCCATCAGCAGAAAGTTTCTCTGGGGAAGTTTCGCCGCCAGCAACTTTTGCACCAAGTTTAGCTGCACCAGGCTGAGAAGTGAATTGGTCTTTTAGTTTTCCTGGTGACTTTGCATCACCAACGTCAGAATCCGCAGAACGGCTACCAGCAGCCTCGTCCAGCTTCATCTTGCGGTACATTTCTTCAATGTTCATTAATGTCTCCTACAAGGTTTTGAATTACGTTAATATATTTAGTTCAAGAAAATTTCTTAACAAACGCTCTGAAAGCCTCTAGCTTTGCTTCCTGTAGGTCAACAAGCTTCGTCTCTTGAATCTTCTCTTTGAGTGATTGGACAAACTCAACATCTTCGTGAACAGAACCCCACACAAATTGAGCGTTCTCCATCAATCCTTCAACGAAAGCATCTGGAGCGGAAGGTTGATATACGATGTCAACGGTAGCAAGTTTGAAATCACCTTGGACTACATTGACACCGTTTCTATCGGCTTGCACCGAACCCATTCCTCTCGAAGAAACACCAAGTTTGACTCCACCTTCTAGAAGACCACGAACCAGTTGACCTGTTGGAGTGTTTAGAATCCTGGCTTCGCCGATGTAATTATTTCCGTCCCTAGAGATAGAAGTGATTAGATGCGAAGCTCTGTTCAAATCGATCCTCGGAGTTTCTGGGTGGTCAAGTTCGCCGAGTGCACGAGATGAATTGACATACTCATTGATGTAGCTGTTAATTTGTGGATCAACAACTGCGTTTGGATAGATTCTGCGGTTTCTGTTGACGCATTCTGTTTGGATGAAAATTCCTTTCAACTTCCAGTTTTTACCAGAACCTTCGCCTTCGGTGAGGACTTGAGTGTCGTAGTTAGATTCTACTAGAAGCATTATTTTCTCCCAATCCCATAATTTGTTTTCGAAGAAGCAGAAGGAGTTATTTGTTTTCTGTTGCCAAGGAATGGGTTGACCCTTTTTGGAGCAACTTCTTTTCCGCTTGGTATTCTTTTTGGGGGAATTTTTTCCCCTTGGAATCCTGGGTGGACTTCGTCTAGCTGGGCGCTCTCGAAGAAATGCGCAAAATCTGGGTCTTTGTGTAGGTCATGCCCAATAGCTTTTTTATACGCTTTCAAGAACTCCTCGTCGTCTTCTTCGGCATGGGTATCAAGTCTATCAACGACCTTAGAAGAATGGGTTCCAAAATCATCAGTAACAGAAATGTTAGAAAACATCTTGATCAATTTGTGGAAATCAAGTTGCGGTTTCTGTTGGTCTGGTTCGTCACAATACTCCAACATCCCGAGCGCAGCGGCTTGTTGGAACTGTTGGTTGGAAAGAATCCTATGCGCCTTTTCCATCAAAGTAGACTCGATCAGTTTCTTGAACTGATATGGAGAGTCAGATGTTTCTACAAAACTTTTCATATGTTCCTAATCCAAATGATGTTTTAATTATTTAGTACCAGAAACAACGATGGTGTATCCAGCGCCTTCTTTGACGTTGTGAGTTGAAATTGCCAACAGACCGTTGAAAATTGTTCTGTCGATTTTCAACGAATCAGACTGACTCATTCCATCGAAAACAAATTCTCCAGTGTTGGAAAGCTGCATGATGGTTTTGTTGTTTGCTGGTAGGATGCCAGAAAACTTCAACTCAACAGTAACGTCTGATGTAGTACACCACTGAATTCTCTTGATGGATTTCAGCGCAACTGCTGTCTTCACAACATGATCTTCGTTTATGTTATCACCGAACGTCTTAGAGATCAGAATTGAATATTGATCTGAAGTGTTCTTGAGAACTTGTTCGTTGTTATGTGAACCTACTGACATGTATTATTCCTCAAAATTGTTGCGGTTGTTGCTGTTGTTGTGAAGGATCTTGTTGCTGCTGTTGAGTTGGGTCGATCATTCCAGCTTGAGCCATTTGCATCTGAGCAGGATCTGGGACTTCTCCAGAGGAGATCTCTTCTTCAATTTGTTTCTTCATCTCTGAGATCTCTTCTTCTGACATCATCAAAACTTTCTGCCAGATGTATTGTTTAGAGAAGAATTGACCCAAGAAAGGTTGAGCCATAGAAGCGGTCTGCATTCTTGCAGTTTGAATCTGAGTCTGCATTTGCTCGGAGAAATAATTGTCCTCAACGAAGTCAAACACAATTCCTTCTTTGATGGCTTCCCAATACTCAAGAGGCATCACGTTTTTTAGAACAAGTTGCTTCCCTAACATGTCTTCAAGAAGTTCTGAAAACTTGGAACGCAAGCGAGAGATAAAACGAGCAAAACGAATCTCGTCTCTGGTTGTGTTGGTACCAGAGTCGAACATCGCAGGTTGATCTGCGAATCTAGACATTGGGACATTCAAAGCTTCCAGAAGTTTGTTCTTGAAATACTCGACGTCTCCGAGTTCTCCGAGAGCACCACCTGACTGCAGTGTGTCTATTTGGGTTCCTGCGCTACCTTCACGACGAGGAATCCAGAAATCTTCTGTCATAGCAAGATGTCTACGATCGTCTTTGATATCACCAGTCGTGGCATCATAGACAAGTTTGTTTTTGTATTTCGCCATGATCTGTTGCATGTACTGCTCGGCTCTACCTTTCTGGAGATTGCCGACATCAACATAAAAAATACGACGTTCTGGGGCTCGAGTGATTCGGTAGATGATAATCGAGTCTTCCATCATCCGAAGGTTGTTAGCTGGTCTGATTGCTTTTTGCAAATATGACATGGCAATATTGTTCTTATTGTCATACAATCCAGAAGAACAATACGCAACAGAATCTTTCGCTAGTCGAACTCCCTTGTCGGGATTGAATGGGCTAGAATTGGCATCTGTGAAGGAAGATTTTTTGGTCTCGATTCCTTTCTCGGAATAAACAAAATATTCGATGAATTGGCGATTCAAGATTTGTTCTGAGGTGAGATCCTGACCAGGCTTCTCGAGAGACTCTCTGACTCTCTTGATTTTCTTGGAGTCGATATATCGAAGTTCCTGGATTCCCTTCTTGGGTTGGGATTGATCAATGATCAGGTGGTAATGAATGCGACCATCGATATACCAACGACGGAAGATCTCGTATCCCTTTGTCTTGAAATTCATCAGACCAAGAATATTCTTGAACTCTTCGGAGATCTTGTCTTTGATTTTGTCTGGGATATCAAGATTGTCCATCCGAATGGTGATTGGTTGACGGTCGTTGTCGCCGATGATCGCATCACCAACGATCTCTTCGATGGCGCGATCAACTTCTGGAAGGTTGGAAATCTCTCTATATTTGTCTATTGCAGCATTTTCAGACTGAGCGACGCCTTCGAGGTCAAGAGAGAATGTCTGGACGCCACCATATGGCATCCCTTCGATTGTGATGGCTGCTTCCTGATCTCCCACTACTGGAGAACTTACATTTGGATCCTGCGGTTCTTTTCCAAATTCCCATCCAAAAATTTTGAATGCCATATGCCTTCCATTAAAGATTAGTTTACTTCTGGTATGTATTTATAACCAAAAAGAAGGGGTCATTTAAGACCCCTAGTTTTGTTCTTATTCTTATGCTATCTTATTGTTATTAAGCGGTAGAATCAGAAGTGAAGTAGTCGTAAGCAAAGGTCACTGGGAATTCTTCGATCTGTGTTGCTTGATCCCAGCTGAGGGCAATCTCACCAACAGAGGTAGGAAACATATTGATAATGTCGATAGTCTTGATAACGAGACCATCCTTACCATATTGAATTACCTGACCGTTTACAGTGTACGAAGAAGGATTGGCTGTAGCACCTAGAGCAGTTTTCTTGTTGCCCTTTGTGTCATAAGAAGCCATCGCAGCTTGCCAACGCTCGAACGCATTCCGAAGATCGAAAGGTTCGTCGTTGATAACAGTCACGCTCCAAGGTTGGAAAGATCTGTCACCAGCAACGTTGATATAGCGTCCGAAATATGGAACCTGGATGGAACCAACTTCAGAGCCAGGAAGCGATGCGGTTTTACACATGAACGAAAGTTGTTCAGTGTTTAGACCAACAGCAGCACCAACTGGGCTGTTGATGATAACTTGGAAGAGGTTGGCGCGAGCGCCACCTCCAATAAGTTTACCACGAAAGTCGTTAATATTGAATGCCATACGTTTAATCTCCTATTAGAACTTACCAACGACTTCAGTGAACGACACTCCAGTACGAACAGCAACGAAGTTCAACTGAATGAAGTTGATGCTTCTAGCTGGCTGGATATAAATGTCACCAACAAAGGTGTTGTTGTCAATCACTTGTGGTGTGTTGTTAGTTTCGTCAGCAACAACCTTGTAGTTGTAGATACCACGGCGAGCCTGGACGTCGCGAAGGAATGGCTCAACCATGTTCACAAACTGAGCACGAGTGAACTGGTCGTTGAATTCGAAAAGCGAGTACTTGCTGGCTTTAGAAACTGCTTTCTCAAGAACAATGAACAAGCGACGAACGTTGATTCGGTCAAACGCAGATGGGCGAGTCTGTAGTGTCTTGTCGCCGAACAGGATTGGACCAGTTCCACGGAAGTTCACAACAGGGTTGATACCATTGCGATATAGTTCGTCGCGAGCAGCTTTGTCTGGGTTGAAAGCAAGTTTTACGCAGTTACGGATATTTCCACGATTGTAACCAGCAGGGCTGTACCAAGGATCGTTGGTAGAATCGGTGCGGGCGCAAAGACCAGCGATATCAGCGCAAAGCGGGATCCACTCATAACGGTCAAGGTACTTGTTGAAAATATATTTCCAACCAGAGTCAAGAACAGCATAGGAAGTGTCGAGACCAAGTTCGTTGGCTCTAAATTCTACCACGTTCGATAGCTGGGTAGATGGGCTGACACCAACAACGTCATCTTTCTTAGGTGAGATAAACGCAACACAGTCTGTGCGAGCTATTGCAATCTCGGCGACATATTTGGCAATTACTTCATCAACAGCACCACAAATAAGAAGAGAAACGTCTTCTTGTTCTTCTTGGTTCTTGAAGATGTCCCAACCAAACATCAATTCATCGTTCCCAGGAATGGCAGAATCAACGCCACCAGTAAGTTCGAAATATGCGCCAGCGATACCTTCAACAGCGCCCATCCAAATATAAGAAGATCCTAGAGCGATAATGTCTTGGACGTAGTTGTTTCCGCCGTCTGCTTTCTTGGAACCTGGAATGGTCTGCACGTAGCCATATTTTTCGATGCCATTATATGCTGTTCCAGTTATTGCACCAGTTCTATCAAACACAACAACGTGAATTTCGTTTGCAGCAGCAGAAGGGGCGCTATCGAATGCACGAGCGGCAATACCTTGCATTCTTTCGTCTTCTGTTATTTCTGAAGACTTTAGATCAATAGCCATGTAGTCGGCATAAGTATCTGCATCTATTACAACAACAGAAATGTTGTTGCCTAGAGCTCCAGGATATCTTGCAACGAAAGTGGGTTGGGCGTCAAGTTCGATGACACCGTCTTCAACTTGATTTTCGTTAAGAATCTCTGAACCAGTACCAGCGCTGTCTGCGTTTTTAGCGGCTTCGTCAACAACTCGAACGACTTTCATCGCACCAGAATATGAAAGGAAAGAAGCAGCAGTCAGGAAGTCTGTCGAAGGGATCAGTGCAGTAGGCTTTCCGAACCATTCTGCGAGTTTGTTCTCGGTTGAAACCGTTGTAGCTTGAAGCACTGGTCCCCAAGCAAAATTTCCAACGAAAGCCCCGAGAGATGTAGAAGCAGCAGGAACGACGGTCGAGAGATCAACTTCTCGAACGTATACTCCTGGCGATACCATTGTTACCATATGTTCTTATCTCCGTCTGTTAGGGTGAATATACCTAAATACTATTTATAACACAACGGAACAATCCCTATATGGCACAGAACTACAACGGCTTGAATTACCTCACTTCCAACAGAGCAACCCTACAAATATCGGGGTTGGAAGATGTAGAATTTTCAATCACGCAGTTTAACCTTCCTTCGTTGACACTACAATATAACGATGTTGCTACTCCATTCATGAATGCAAGAGAAGCAACTTCTAAGCCAGATTTCGGCGACCTAGAGATAACCTTTTTGGTTGACGAAAATATAAAGAACTGGCTTGCTGTTTTCAACTGGTGTATGGATCTTGCATTCCAACGCACATCAACACCAAGATTCGCAGAAGGGAAAATTATTGTATATTCCAGCCACAACAACCCAATTGTGACTTTCCGTTTAGTTGGTTTGGTTCCTGTTTTTATTTCTGATCTGAATTTCACAGAGATGGTTGCCGAAACAACTCCAGTCTCAGCAACCGCAAGATTTGCTATGACCTACTACGATGTAGTTAGTTGAGCAAAGTTGGCTTTTTTGCATCTCTGAACAAACTCACAACTCTATCTCCTTCCTCTGATGCGCTTTCTGTCAGAATTTCCTTTGCTTTTTGCACAGCAATCTCTGTCTTTTTCTTGATAGATTCGATAGAATTTTTATATGCATCGATATAAACTTCAGCAAGATATCCAATAGAAACGATAGAAGATTCTTTCAGGATCATTGTCGTGTCATCAGAGAAATAATTATATTTCTTGAAAATAATCATGGGCGTACCATCTGTGTCTGGCATCCTTATGATTTTCAGAGGATCTTGGAGAAAGAAAACTCCATCTTCGATTTCTGTAAGGTACGAGAACAGTTCTTCTCCGTTTATTAGCACAACAGAGCATGCATAAACATTTTTACGACCAGATTCTTCGATGAGTTTAGTGTAATCTTTCTTGTAGTACATCATAAACAAAATCTCCTGTGTTAGATCTCTTTCTGTATATATTCTACGTCAAAGCCTTCAGACGTGTACATCTTGTTGCGCTCTATCAGATGCTTGAGCGTCATATTTGGTGTTTTGCGAGTTCCTCTTAAATCGTCTCCGATGTCATACAGAGTGCAATGTTCCTTTTCGGAATGCAATCTAAGCCCACGTCCGATAGACTGAAGAACACGAATTTTGGATTTGGTTGGAGATGCAAAAATTATGTTATGGAGATTGTTGATTGATATGCCTTGTTGGTATACGCCATACGAAGCCAATATAACCACATCATTAAAAGTTTCGCACATCTGACGAACCTTTTCTCGCTGTTCAGCTTCTGTTCCACCAAACACGAAAAAGACTTTTTTGTCTTTGCAGAATTGTTCTAGCATCTTGTGCAGAACCTTTCCTTGCTTCTCCACATATTGAAATAAAACAAGAGTGTTGCTGGTTCTGGTAGAGACCAGTTTGGAAATAAAATGGTTTCTTTTCTCGCATCTGACGAGATAATCCATTTCGTTTTGATAGCTGAATTTCTTTGCCATCTCAAGAATTTCTTCGTCTGTGTGCTTGAGAATGATATTTTTTATTTTGAGCTCAGCGAGGATTTTCTGCTCCATCAGATCCTTGGTATTCGAGACTCTGTGGATTGGACCAAACAGCGCTTTCAATTGCATCTCGTTTGTTTTGGAATCGTGTAGTGTGCCTGTAAATCCAAACCGAAAGAAAGCGTTCGAGCAACTGTCCATTATTCTACCGACAACAGTTCCTACACAAGAATGAACTTCGTCAAACATAACTGCATCAAACTGACACAAATATTCTTCATCGACGTTTTGCATTGACTGCCACGTCGTGATGAATATTTTCTTGTTGGAATGTTTGTCTTCTCCAGAGTATATTTTGTGGACGTGTTTTGATACTTCCCAGTCAGAATTCTTGCTGTAGTTCTCGAAGTCAGAGTACATCTGCTCGACAAGACCGACAGAAGGAACTACCAGAACGATTTTGTTTGCAACAACTTCTTGCAGCGCTCTGATCGTTGCATATATGATCAGAGATTTCCCAGAACCTGTTGAAGAAAGAATTATCTGACGCTTTTTTGCAAGGCAACGAGAAACAGCTTCCTCTTGAAAGTCTCTTGGGGGAAATTCTAGCGAGAGCGAAGCCCAATCAAACTCTATCTGCTCTTTGAACGGGGCAACAATAGATTTGTCGACAGTGATGTCATACTCTCTGTCGTTGCACCAACGAAGAAGATCTGGGATCAGTCCCTTTGGGAACAGCCCACTGCGCATATCAAGAAGTCTAATATATCCGTCCCAAATTCCGAGTTTGAATTTTGGCTGGAATTTATATCCGTCCACTCTGAATTTGAACGCATCTGAAATCTCTTGCAGATATCCGAAATCAGTGTCTATTTTTACTTTGGATTCGCTGTGTGGCTTTATGTGTATCATATGGTTTTTCATTAAATATGAATAAGGAAGAATTTTATTCTTCCGAGTTCTACCTAATTATCTATACGGGAAAATTATCTATGCTAGACACTCTTCATGAGACAGAAAGCAGCTTTTTTGATAGACTAATGACAAAATCCCAACTTAAAAAACTAGAGAAACAAAACAAAAAGCAAAACAACAACAAAAACAACGTCACTCCCATCCAGCATAATCAGAGAAATCATTTCAAGAAACTCCAGCCCAAAAACGAGAAGCAAAAACAGCTTCTGTCTCAAATTGACACACTAGACCAAGTCGTAGCAGTAGGATCAGCAGGAACAGGCAAGACGTATTGTGTTGCTTACAAAGCAGCAGAATATTACAACGCAGGAAAAGTGAATAAAATCATTATCACTAGACCTAACATAGCAACTGGGAAATCTATCGGATTTTTTCCAGGAACCATCGAAGAGAAAATGGCTCCTTGGGTTGCTCCAATAATTTCAGTCTTGAAAGAGTTCCTCGGTTCCAATGTCGTTGACCTAATGATGAAACGGAAACAACTAGAAATTGTACCGTTCGAGGTCATCAGAGGATATTCGTTTGAGAAGTCTTTCGTGATTCTAGACGAAGCTCAAAACGCAGACATTCCTTCGATCAAGTCTATGCTGACTCGTATTGGTGAGGGTTCTAAATTTGTCATGATGGGAGACACGACTCAGAAAGATCTAAAAGATTCTGAGTCTGGTTTATCTTTTGCTTTGACAATTATAAGTAAGAGTAAGGCTCTCCAAGAAATGACAGGAATTACAACATTCACGTCTGACGAAATCGTAAGGAGCGGATTAGTAAAAGCGTGGGTACAAGCATTCGAGAGGTATTAAAATGAAAGTAGACGAGACAGATGGTACGTTCAAGGACATCGTGTGCAGTGCGTGCGAGTCAGAGTACGAGATCAAAGTGCACTGGACGGATGAAGACGAACCTACTTTTTGTCCATTTTGTGGCGAAGAACTAGAGGTCGGATCCGAATTCGAATGAAAACGACAGTTGGAATCGACTATTCGTTGACTTCTCCTGGAATCTGTATCTTGACGGACAAGGAAGTCCGTCTCTATGGATTTGGAAGCAAGAAGATGGATGGAACTTATCAGAAGGACAACTTCAAGATTTTTCTTTTTGACTATCCAGTGTATTCGTGTGAGCAAGAGCGACACGACAAACTTGCTGGATGGACCCTCGGCATCATCAAAAACTACGCAGGAGAAAGTTCTGACGTAGATCACGTTCTAATCGAAGGATATTCTTTCGGAAGTGCTTCTGGCAGATGCTTTGACATTGCAGAAAATGGTGGATTGTTGAAGCATAAACTCTGGAAGGAAGGATACAGATATTCGACGATCCCTCCGACAACACTCAAGAAGTTCGCAACAGGAAAGGGAAACTCTGACAAAGAAGCGATGCACGATTCTTTCATGAGCAAACACTTTGACATGAAACTTCTTCTAGGAACAAAAAAGGCGTCAAACCCAGTTTCAGACTTGGTCGACGCCTTTTTCTTGGCAGAGAAAGCTAGAGAAGATTAAGGCTTTTTGTTCTTTGCTAGATGTTCCTCGATTCTATCGTGAAATTTCTTACCAGTTTTTGTGTTCTGTAGAAAATGTTGAAGTGCTCCTGGAGCGCCTGCACCACCGTCTTTATATCCATCTAGATCAGGAATAGGCTTTCCGTGTATGTGACCGGAAACAGAACGAAATCCAGTTTCTACCGCCATAGAATCAGTTAGTTCGCCTATTTTATTCCCATTCCTATCGTGGATATGATAGGTGTGAGTCGTACTTGGGCTACCCTCTTCATTTCGTTCTGTTTTAGAACCAACCTTTTTGACAGAAATTGTACCACTTGGTAGAAGGATCATGTGATGTTGGCTTTCTTTTTCAAAAAGCCTTTCTGCTGCTTCTTCTAGTAAATGTCTCATTTATATTTCCTCTTGTTTATGTTGAATTCTTGGTAGAGAAAGCTAGAGAAGATTAAGGCTTTTTGTTCTTTATAGCATTTTGTACATTCTTTCTAGTTTCATCATCTATATCTTTAGAATTCATTTTAGGATCTTTGAGCGATTTCTTAATTGCTGATCTTCTTGCGTCTTTTGCTCTTTTTCCTAGAGGATCATTCATAGTTCTAATTTCTTCACCATCGTGATGTACACTGTCGTCGTATGGGTCTGGTAACCCGACTCTTTGGAGTTTCAGAGAGTCTTTTTTCTTTTTGTTTTCTTGATTTCGTTCAGTTAGAATTTCTTCTTCCAACATTTCAAAAAGCCTTTCTGCAGCTTCTTCTAGTAAGTGTCTCATTTATTTTCCTGTTGTTTATTTTGAATTCTTGGTAGAGAAAGATAGAGAAGATTAACGGATTTTAATGATAATGTTCATTCCATTCATCTTGTTGTTCTCGATCCCATCTATCTTCTTGTTTGATTCTATGTTCGTCTGATAGATCTTTAGCCTTCACCCTAGATTTCCTAGCTTGTGGGGAATCTATACCATGTTTTTTTATGTCAGAAACAGCTTGGCGATTAGCATCAGCTGCGCGAGTTGCTGCTTCTCTTTCTCCCTTTGCGTGTTCTGGTGCTTCTTCTCTGTCTTCTATGTGTATATCTGCTGTAGTAGTATGGTGTTTTATAGCATTTTGTCTTCTTTTGTGTTCCAATTTTCTTTTTGGATTTGACTCACTCAAAACAAATCTTTCTGCAGCTTCTTCTAGTAAGTGTCTCATTATAGTCTCCTATCTGGATTATTTATTTTTATTTAGCGCCCACCAGCCTGGAACTGGATGAACGAGATTGCATCTCGAATCTGGAACGATCTGTTCTTGATCTGATCAAGAATCATCTTGAGCATCTCGATCTTGTCTTGGCATTCGACCATTTTCAATTTCTGTTGAATCACATACGAGTTCGATTCAACTTTTTTCTTGATGTCGGTTCTCAGAACTTTTTTGTTCGGATCTGGCAAGACAATGTTTTTCTTCTTTGCCAACTCTTCGAATTTGTCGTGGTCTTCTGGGCTCAGAGAGTTCAATATATACTCTTCGAGCATTGATTCAAATTTGTCTAAATCAACAGTCAGTTTGTTCAAACGAGTTTTCTCTTCCATATACAACATCAAATACTTGTGATGCAACATCGGAATCTTCAACGATTCTTCGTGCAGTTTCTCTTGCTTGATGTATGTGTCTTCGTACCACATAGAACCAATTTCTTCGATATCCATGACAACCTCTCTTTTATCAGGTATAAGTAGTTATATGGATATTTTAGACTTGATTCCCTTCGGGAATTCCTTCGGAGTATTCTGTACTAGATATAGTGGTTTTTGTTTCTTGAAGCACTAATTCCTCTATATTATTATATAAAGTACCTTACGACCGACAGTCTAATTTTATCGTAAATCCTCATAAAAGTAAATAGCTTTGTTGAAAATATTTTTGTAGACCAGATATTCAAAAGAAAGAGTTCGAACAATGGCAAAATTAAATGAGGGAGATGTAATAGAAGGGATATTTACCATTGCTTTGAGTCTTTACATTGCGTATGGTAGGATAGACAAATCGCAATTGAATAGAATTCGCTCTGAAGTTGATACAAAGATGTTTACAACTGGGAGATTTAAGTATACTGTTGTACAAGATCAACAGAGGAAACATCCTGGGAAACCAGCAGATAAATTTAATGTAAGTTTTGAGATGAGACTAAAGCCAGAGTCGGTGCAGGGAGCATTTGGTAAAGATTACGAAGTATTGTACAAATCTTCCAAAGACATTGGAAAACTCGACAAAAAAATCGATCAATTGATAAAATCTGTAGAAAATACAAGTTTTGTTCGTAAAGTGAATGATGCTATAAATTCGTTTCTTGATAATAGCGTCGGCGAGGTGGTTACCTTTAATGTAGTTTCAGACGGCATTGCAGGAGAATCTTCTGGAGGAGATATAAAGGGAGATATAACTCTTGATATACAAGCTACCAAAAAGCGAAACACAAATGTGATATCTTCTTTGAAGATACCGTTTTCTCTGAAATCTGAATCATCCACAGTCGCCAATCTTGCTCCTTATAGAGGAATGTTGGATATCGCAAAAGCGTTGGGGATTTCATGGGACGCAGAGAAAAAATACAGTAGGTTGTCAACGCCTTTCGTTGGAGCAGCAGAACAAAAGGCTAAATTTGAACTCATTAGTAAAATGTATTCAGATCTGAAGACACAAATAATATCTGAATCCAATAAACCAACATTTACTAGAAAGTCATTTGAGTTTTTACAAAAAAGTATTTTTGGTTCGGATCTAGCCCAAGTTGTAGACGTTAGATCTAGTGGTGTAAAAGAGATCACAATAGAATATTTCAACCTACTGAAAACAAATGTGAAACTTTCGGTACAATCTAAAGACAACAATTTGGTTTTCGTGGACAAAAAAACAGGAGTTCCCATCTTCAAAATTCGTACAAAAATAAGACCAGAAGCAAACGAGGCAAAGTTTTACCTCGAAGTAGGGAAGGGGATATACTCTAAATAATATTCTTTCTAAATCAATAACTTAGCTCTATATAACCAAATCGTATATAGAGCTCTCTCTTTATTCTAAATCGGTATAAAAACTCCCTTTACTTCCCCGCAGAGTAAGGTATACTTCTTCTTGTAAAGTGAAGTTTCCCTTCTGCGAGGTAAATGCAATGAGCTCACGTCCAGTATATGTCGTAATCGGTACCAACGTCGTTGAGTACGATACTCCTTCTGAAGTCCTTGGTGTGTTTGATCGGTATTCTCTTGCAGTCGAAGCCGTGGCTCGGCTGGAAGACCTTGACTATGTTAATGTTGAATACCGGATTTGCCAAGCTGGTCCAGTAAACTGTATGTACCAGATTGAGGTCTTCGAGCAACACATTCGCGAAATCGACGGGGAGTATGTGTAATGAAATCAATCAAATCTTCTGGTCGCGACTTGCAACTCAAGATGCGTGGCTTTCATTCGGCAAAGCAACTGATCGCCTCTAAGGGTGTGTTCTATGCGCTTGACCGACTCAAACTCGAACAGCGCCTGATGGACGAATCTTACTGCCGTGGATTCGCTCTGGCAATCAAAAATTCTAGGCTGGTATAAAATGAAACATAATCCTGTTGCCAAATACGCTCATCTGTTTAATCGCTGCAAGTTAATTGACACTTCTAACAACAAGTCGCTGTTGTTCCTTGTGTCTGGATTCTCGCAACAAGGTGAGTTCATCGAGTCCGAGGTGTTTGAGTCTCTAAAGCAAGCACACGAATTCGAAAAGCAGTTAGTAAATAGTGGTCTTATTGTTTCCCTTGACGTTTTGTGATAATTGGAGTATAATACATGCCTGCATTGAAAGACCCAGTCGTTCGTTTCAACACCACTTTCGGCGAAGAAGGCGACGGCACTGACTACGGCGAGTTCCATCCGATTGCGCAACTCAAGAAGATCATGGACTATGAAGTTGGTGGAAACTTCCGTGGCGTAAACTTCGACGTATACATCAAAACCGAACATGCCACCAAAATGGTCGAGGCGATTATGCAGACCAAGCCAAGCGACCGATTCGAGATTGACAAGAAACTGATGACAGATCAAGAGTATATTGATAATCTAATCGCATTTGTATCAGAGTGAGATCTATCTACCAAAATAGATGTTTTAATTCTCTGAATATCTTTAGACTGCAGGCAGCTTTTTTCTTGTATGTTTTCTTTGAAATTATATCAGAAACGAACATAGAATTGGGGTTTTTGTCGCAGTATTTTCCATGAGAAGTTATGTATGAACTGTATTTTATATGAACTCCACAAAATTCGCAAAATGTAATTTTGTTGTTATTTGCAGAAATACGTTCTCTGTTTTCTTTTGTCTGGTTTATGTTAGAAACACCATACGTTTCCATTATAGTTTGTTTTATTTTTTCCTTAACTTCTTGTAATTGGAATACGTTATCTACACAATATTTTTGCTTTACCGTTTCTTCTGTTTTTGATTGTTGTTTTCTTTTCATTTCTGGGATTTGCGTATGATTAGAAACTCCATATTTCTCAATCATAGTAGAAATTCTGGATGACACCGCCTTTGATGCAATTTCTTTATTGTGCATTGCGTTAGATCCATTAGGATAATGAAAATTTTTTGAACTGGAATTATCGTGTTGGTTTAGCCAATCTTCTGAATATTTACAATTATTTTCTTTCAAGAATTGTGTCTCGTATTCTAAGACGGTGTTAAACCCGAGGAGTTTAATTTGATCCAATTCCTTTACTTCAACTATCTCAAACGCTTCGATTCCCTGGTCAGATATTATTTGATTGACTACTTTACTTGAAGTCGTATATCCATTATACTTGAGAAGTTCTATACTATTACACTCTTTCTTCCACCTAGAACCAGCATATGTTTTACCAGAATCTTTGTGACGAATGATGTAAAAGTATGGTGTATAAGTATTGTCTGCTGACATAGAAGTCCTCCAAAGATTTCGTTGCAATATGTTAGAGTCGGTGGAAGTTGGCGCTTCGCGACCGACACCTTTATTTAGGAATTATTATGAAAGAGACAGAATTCAAAGTTTTGAGTGAAAGAGATTGGGTTTTGTTGAGACCTGCTGTGATGATAGGTTCAACTTCAACAGAATCCGTTTGTGGATTTTTTTGTGGAGAGTATAAGAGCCTCAATATAAATCCAGGTCTTATGAAGATAGTTTTTGAGATATTGGACAATGCTGTAGACGAGCACATAAGAACAAACTATCAATATGCCAACCGAATAGAAGTTGTGGTCGAGAACAACACACTAGAAGGGACTTCAGTATCCATAAAAGATAATGGAAGAGGTATCCCTGTAGAAAAGTATGGAGAAAAGTGGAGACCTACTGTTGCCTGGACTCAAGCTAGAGCAGGTTCAAACTTTGATGATAATGGAAGAGTCTCAATCGGGGCTAATGGCGTGGGTAGTTTCCTCACCAACGTCTTCTCGACGCAGTTCATAGGAACGACTTCTGACGGAAAGAACAAACTTGTCGTTCGCTGTGAGAACAACGGAGAACTCAAGTCAGAAACTGTCACCAAGTCAACCCAGAAGTTCACCGAGGTCAAATTCTATCCTGACATCAACCGTTTCTCTGGTGTTTATAGTTTCGACCAAGATCACATGACGTATTTGCAAGATCGCCTTGAGAATCTTGTTATATGTTTCCCCGAACTGGAGTTTCGCCTAAATGGTAAAAAGATACAAACGACGCCGATCAAACAACTCGCACGAAAGTATTCCGAAAATTCTGTTTGTGTCAGCAACGAAACTTCTTCTCTCGTGCTGTTTTCTTCTGGTCAAGACGCCGATTTCCGTTTGCTATCGTATGTCAACGGGCTTCATATCAAAAATGGCGGCTCTCATATTGAATATTATCTTCGGTCATTGATCGAAGAACTTCGTGATCTGATCAAGAAGAAGCACAAGATCGAAGTCGCCCCAGCTGGAATCAAGCAGCACCTTGCGTTGGTCTCCCACGTTCGTGGCTTCA